TTATTATAATGTAATTAGAAAGTTACTTGGGTATAGGTATTGGTCGCTTTCTAAGTATCTTAAAAAAGAAACTAAGAAAAAATTTAAAATTCTTCAAAATTTCGATACAAGTTTAGTAGAATATGCTAAAAGGCATAATTATGATGCAGTTTGTGCTGGTCATATACACATTCCAGAAATGAAAAATATCGAAGGTGTTCTTTATATGAACACCGGAGACATGTGTGAAACTGGGTCATATATTATCGAAAAAATAAATGGAGAGATAGAATTAATCACAAATCATGATAGATAAAAAATTATATCAACCAATATTAGATGCATGTGTTGCTTTAGATGTAAAAGATACTTTTCTAATAAAAGCAATCATCGCAAACGCATATAAAGAATGTGGTTTAGTTCCACAAGAAGAAAATCTTAATTATTCAAGAACATCTAATGATAGAATTCGTTCTATTTTTGGAACAAGAGTAAGTGGTCTATCTGATGCAGAATTAAATAAAATTAAATCGACACCGAAGCAATTTGCAGAAGTTGTCTATGGTAAGGGAAATGCGTTGGGTAGATCTATGGGTAATCTCCAAGATGGCGATGGATGGACTTATCGTGGGCGAGGCTATATTCAAATCACAGGTAGAAATAATTACAAACATTTTGGCGATCTAACTGGGTTCAATCTTATTCAAGATCCAGATTTACTTATTAATGATAAGAATGTTTCTGCTATGGTGACTGTTACTTTCGTTAAATCTGGACTTAAGAAAACCACATTTTCAAGTCAAGCAGAAGCAGATAGGGCAGTTACACAGGTAATCGGTGGGAATGGATTATCTCTTGATAGAGGATATGGAGCAGAATTATTAACTAAAGTTGGTAAATATTCTACAAATTTAGAAGTTTGATATAAACCTCAATTAAGTTATAATTGATTATGAATAAAATTTATACTAATATTCAATCTTGGGGTAACACACTGTTTGTTCGTTATATCCAAGATTCTAAACGTGATCTCGAAAAAATACAAGACTTTCATCCAAGAGTTTGGATTCCAGCTTCTTCTTCAAAAGAATCTACTGGTTTCCAAACTCTTTCTGGTTATCCTGTACTTGAATTTGATGCAGGTGACATTAGATCGACACGTGATTTTATCACACAAAATCGAGATATTGATAATTTTGCAGTCTACGGTAATATTCAACCAGAATATCAGTGGATATCTGTAGCTTGTCCTGGGGCAATTCCTTGGAAGATATCAGATATTGTAATTGCATATGTTGATATTGAAACAACTTGTGAAAATGGATTTCCTGATATCGGAACTGCTAATGAAGAGGTAATCGCAATTACTCTCTCTTTTTCTAATCTTAAGAAAAAAATAGTCTTTGGTTGTAAAGAATACACAAAAGAAATACAAAATGGAATTTATGTAAAATGCGATTCAGAAGAAAAACTTATTGAAGAATTCTTGAAGGTTTGGAAGAATAACTATCCGGATATCGTTTCTGGATGGAATGTTAAGTTCTTTGATATTCCTTATCTTGTAAATCGTACTGCAAAATTATTCGGTGAGAATAAGATTAAAAATTATTCTCCTTGGAAAATTATGCGCCCAGAAACAATCGAGATAATGGGTAAGAAGCAACAGACTTATGATATGTTTGGTATCGCTATACTCGATTACTTAGATCTATATAAGAAATTTACATACACAAATCAGGAATCTTATAAATTAGATCATATTGCTTCGGTTGAACTTAATCAAAAGAAATTAGATTATTCAGAATATGGTTCTCTACATCTTTTGTATAAGAATAACTGGGAACTTTTCATTGACTATAATGTTCATGACGTAGATCTTGTTGTTGCTCTTGAGAATAAGATGAAACTTATTGAACTGGCTATTACGATGGCTTATGATGCGAAAGTTAATTTTGACGATGTATTCTCACAAGTTCGTATGTGGGATGTTATTATCTATAATCACTTATTAACAAAAGGTATTGTTATTCCTGATCGACAAGAATCTCGTAAAGAATCTATTGAAGGTGCTTATGTAAAAGAACCTATTCCTGGTTTCTATAATTGGGTTGTTTCTTTCGACTTACAAAGCCTCTATCCCCACTTGATTATGGGTGGTAATTTCTCGCCTGAAACAATTGTTGATAAGATTGTCTCTGTTAATATTGATAATCTTGTTAATAAGAATACAGATCTTTCTATTTTAAAAGAAAACAATTGGTCAATGTCAGCGACTGGTCAATTGTATTCAAGAGATAAATATGGGTTCTTACCTGAACTTATGGATTGGATGTTCGAACAAAGAAAGATCTATAAGTCTAAAATGATTCGAGCAGAAAAGGATCTTGAAAAAGCCAAAGCATCTGGTGAACCAATCCAAGATCTTATTAATGATATCTCTAAGTATAAGAATCTACAGATGGCCAAGAAGATTGCTTTGAATAGTGCGTATGGTGCTCTTGCCAACAAATATTTCAGATTCTACAATAAACAAATTGCAGAATCCATTACTGTTTCTGGTCAGTTAGCTATTCGTTGGATTGCTCGTAAATTAAACGAATATCTAAACAAAATCTTAAAGACAAATAACAAAGATTATGTTATCGCAATTGATACTGATTCTTGTTACCTAAATCTTGATCCTCTTGTAGGAGCATTCTTCAAGAATAAATCAAAAGAAGAAATTATTATTCTCTTAGATAAGATTTGTTCTGAAGAAATTAACAAGTATATCGATAAGTCTTATGAAGAATTAGCTGATTATGTTAATTCTTATTCTCAGAAAATGATTATGAAACGAGAGGCGATTGCTGATCGTGGTATCTGGACAGCCAAGAAAAGATATATCTTAAATGTTTGGGATTCTGAAGGTGTGCGATATGCAGAACCAAAATTAAAGATTATGGGAATCGAAGCTGTTAAATCTTCAACTCCTTCTTTCTGTAGATCTAAGATTAAAGAAGGTCTTAAAATTATCATGTCAAAAGGTCAAGATGATCTTATTGCTTTTATTAGTGAAGTTAAGAAAGAATTTATGAAGTTACCACCAGAAGATATTGCTTTTCCTAGAGGAGTTAATAACTTAGCAGAATATAGATCTAGAGAAATTATTTACAAGAAAGGAACCCCGATTCATGTAAGAGGTTCTCTTCTATATAATCATTATATAGAAAAGATGAATTTATCAAAAGAATATCGTAATATTAATGAGGGCGATAAGATTAAATTTCTTTATCTTAAAGAACCTAATAATATAAAAGAAAACATCATATCATTTCCTTCTATCTTACCGAAAGAATTAAATTTACATAGTTTTATTGATTATGATATGCAGTTTAAGAAAACTTTTATTGAACCACTTTCTATTATTTTAGATGCAATTAAGTGGAACTTTGAAAAGAAGTCAACGCTCGATTCCTTCTTCGATTAATAAATACTATTGATGGGTCGCACCCTATTACAAACAGCAAACTACAAACAACAAAGGATAAAATATGACAAATAAATTGTTAGATAAGCTCATGAAAGCTGGGTCTGTAAAAAATTCAGATATACTTTCTGAATCTTCTTTCTTCGTTATGAAGGATTGCATCCCGACTGAATTACCGATTTTAAATATCGCATTTTCTGGATCTATAGATGGGGGATTAGTTCCTGGATTGACGATTATAGCAGGTCAATCTAAGTCATATAAAACTCTATTAAGTCTCTATTGTATGAAAGCATACTTTGATAAGTATCCAGATTCAATAGCTCTATTATATGATTCTGAATTCGGTATTACTCCGGAATACTTAGAAATGAATGGGATTGATTCTTCAAGAATTATTCATATTCCAATCGAACATATTGAACAATTAAAGTTTGATATTGTCAAGAGATTATCCGAAATACAACGTGGTGATAAAGTATTTACAATGATTGATTCAATCGGATCTCTATCGTCAAAGAAAGAGGTAGATGATGCGAATGATGAGAAATCTGTTGCTGATATGACAAGAGCAAAATCAATCCGATCGCTCCTGCGTATTATCACCCCACATCTTACTATGAAAGATATTCCTTGTCTTGCTATTAATCATACATATCAGACTATGGAAATGTTCAGTAAAGCTGTAGTCGGTGGTGGAACATCGGTTATGTACTCTGCTAATCAAGTGTTTATTATTTCTAGATCACAAGAAAAAGATGGAACTGATTTGGTTGGTTATAACTTTACGATCAATATCGAAAAGTCTAGATTCGTAAAAGAAAAGAGCAAACTAACTTTCCAAGTTAAATTCAATGAAGGAATTAACAAATATTCAGGTCTAATGGATATTGCTCTTGCATCTGGACACGTTATTAAACCGAAAAACGGTTGGTATCAAGTTGCTGGTATTGAAAAGAATTATAGATTAGCAGATACTAATAATCCTGAATTTTGGGACCAGGTTTTACAATCAGAATCATTCAAGGATTACATAGAATATACATACAAATTAACCCATCGTTTTTCTGAGATGGCAGTAGAAGAAGGTGACGAAAATGAATAATAAGAAAGTCTATATGGCAGATTCATTTATTAATATA